AAACTCCGACATAATGTCTATAGAGTTTCTGAATACAGCGACATTAGCATAAGCTTTTTGACACAGCTCAATCGCTTCTCGGACATTCACTCCGTCTAGAGCATAGCTGTATGGCAGAAGCCCGTTGCGAATGCTGCTAAAGCGATCATGAGTTCTCGTGAATGCCGCTCTATTTCTACGGCTACCGCTGCGAGAGGAACTGTCTACGCGAGAATAATTCTCATTAGCGAAAGAAGTATTTAAAGATGCTTCTGCGACATAAAATGGTTCGCCGCATAGCTCTGGCTCGTATTGTTCGTGAGATTGCGACATTATCGGGATTGCAGATCCTTCGAACTTTTTCCAATAATCAGATTTTTTATTATAATGCCGTTTATCCATTTCCCTATATTACACAAAAAAGTCTAAAAGTTAACTTTAAAAGTCAATCTACAAACATTGGCGTGAATGTCGCCTGAGTGGAGATTTCTGGAGCAGCCATCATATCTAGGTAGATGTTCATTGCCCAGTTGCCTAAAACAAGAGCGGAGTAGGAATCTTTTCTTGCTTTGTCGGCGTTCCTCTGCTTCTTGAGATTGTATGGCAAGTCGAAAGATTGACCGCCGTTAGATGTCGTCGATAGTTGAATTAAAGCACATTGCACTTTTGTCGCATCAATTGTATCTTTTAAATGTTCGATCAAGTCGATTTGTTTTGCGTCAGAATCTCCTTCTTCATTATACTTGGAGAATGTAATTTCATCTATTGGTATTCTCGCTGATTTTTGACGAGTATAATCGTCATCGAGAGCTGCACCCGCGAACCAAATTTTTTTGTGATCGAAGGAGGCTTGCAGCATTTGGTTCGCTGAACGAATCCATTGAGAACTGGGCTTTCTCAAGATGCATATCTTTTTCGACTCGATATTGTATTCGTTTCTAGCGAAGCGTATATCAGAGTTATAATCTTGCGGATCATCAAAGTCGGAATCAATACACTGTATATGAATTCCAGCGGTTTTAAAAATTTCACTTTCATTGCAAGAGTTAATAAATTGAACTCCTCCGTTGTAGTCTCCTACAATCATTCGTATATTAAAGTGAGTATAAAGATAGCGGAAATAAGAAATGTGCTTTTTCAAGTTCGCTCCAGCCAAAGCGTAAGAATGAACTATTGTTCCCGCACGTTTTTCGGGATTTAACTTGATAACGTGCATCGCGAAATCGTCAGAGCCTTCGCTTTCCGACCACGATGGGTCAAATGAAAGTATGTATTCGCTTTTTTTATCGCCAATTACTTCTACCGACTGACCTTCTCCATCTTGAACGGTGCAAGCTGCCATTTTGCTCACCTTGAAATAGCCAGAGCTGTCGTCTGTGAACACGGAGCCAAACTCTCTTTCGAATTGAGCTTCGCTCATAGTCGCTTTAGATTGATCCAAAAGGTTTTGATCATACAGCTGTTTGGGTGCGCAGTCATAGCTTAGATGCATAATGACTCTATGAGCGTTGTCCTGCTTAGATGGACTTAAAATTAATTTCTCGTATTGCTGATACAGCTTATATAGATATTCAAACTTGTAAGACGCGGAAGAAAGTCCGATAATTTTGTTGTGCGGCCACTTGTGTCTTTCATCTTCCGTCATTTTCCCAGCTTCGATCATCTGTGTTTCTAGATCGTAAATTTTTTGACGCTCTGTTGGGTTTTCCACAACAGCCAAAAACGGCAGAATAACCTCGTTAATAATTTTTTCAGGCATCAATAGAAGCTCGTCAATAATCATGCGTTGAAAACGAAATCCACGAAGCTTTTCTCCATCTCCCAACGGAAGCGCGATAATTTTGCTGCGGCCTATTTCCATTACCCATTGGTCATTTGATTTGTTTGTTCTAGTGATACATTGAGCGAGGAACCCCGCTTTTGGGCCTTTTGCTATTTCTTCGATCTTGTTAAAGATCATTCGGCTTTGTCGGAAAGATTTGGATATGATGCCGATATAAACACCTTGATTTAAGATGGCATCCATCGCGGCGAAAACGCCTGTCGTGAACGACTTGGAAAGTCCCCGACTCCAGATGCCCAAGAAGTAATCTGTTTCCATCATAGCTTTGATTGCCATGTGTTGGAATGGAAACAAAGAGACTCCAGAAATCAGCTCAGAAGTAAAAGATGGATTTTCTTTCAAAAACTTATACAAAAGTACTTTAGCTTTCTCTTCTTCGATAAAACCTTTCGTATCTAAGATTTCTTGATTTACATTTTTGAATTTTTTATGTAACGTCTGATGTCCTTTTTCCCAAGCCATAATTATTTAATTTCAAAGTAGTTCATCTCTCCAGCATCCAAAAAGTATTGGACATCCACATTCCACATTTTCGAACCAAGCATAAGTAGTTTCGGGGTAAGTATTTGACTGCTGCTTCTGTTTTTAGCAAATACGAATTGACAACAATCTCTGAAGTCTCTTTGTAGTTCTTTCATGTTATGGAATATATAATCCAAATTAAATCTTTTGGGCGCATACCTGTTAGCCTCTCTCATCTTATGCAGATCGCTTTCGACCACAATAAACAAGAAACATTCTGCTTGTCTGCATCTTTGAAGCTCTCTAACGAATCTTTTATATTCCGCCGACAAAGTGCTGCAAAAATCAGCGAACGATTTTCTATCAACGTATGTGTATTTAAAGTTTTCTTTAGTGACGGAGTAATCGCCGACATCCAACTTTAAAGGAGAAGAGTTTTTAAATTTTAACGGCTGCTGCTCGCGGGTATCAATCAAAATTTTGACTTCTCGATAGTCGTTATGAAATTCTTTCGGCAGGTTTGATCCTAACATCGGCTTGACCCCACACTGCTCGCAGACCTTTTTGTAGCTGCCAAAAATTCTCTTATATATTCTAATCGGCGGCAGATCTGATGTGAACAATTCGGTAGAGCATGGACCATAATCCAATTCTTTTTTTTCTATGCGTTTTTTAAGCAATAAAATAATATATTGCCCGACTTCTTCCTGATCAGCGGTGTCGCACCATTCTACCAATTGATCATAAGTGGCGAAGTCTCTATCGAAATAGTCTTCGTATGTTTTAAATTGTATAGGAACTCCGCTGAGCTTGTTGAAGCGCGGATAATGCTTGACATAATAATCCCCCAACATCAAATTATGCTTTTTGAAATGATGGTGCAAGCTCTTTAATGAATCAAATGATTCTGAGCACTCTTTACAATTAAATGACATCGTATTTAGATATGCCGAGAATACGAGCTTTCCACTCGTCCATTCTTTCTAATCTGTTAGCTTCGTCTGAAACGAGTTGTTTTTGCATTTCGGCGATATGAACCATATTGTTACGCTCCTCTTCGTCTTGGAAAAACTGCACTAAAGCCAAAAGAGAAGCGTTTTCTTTATGCTTGCTTTGCATTCTGGAGGATCTGTCTCCCTGAAGTTTTTTGGTTAAGTTTTCGATTCTTGTTTCGCACTGATGATATTCGGAGCTTTTGGCTTTAATAATTTCTGCCAATCTAACGCTCATCTCCTCTTGATCGTTCGCGATATCAAATATGTCGTTCAACTTGTTCAGATGCTTACTAATAACCTCAAGATTAATAATTTCTTTACACGCATTCATGTAGAGGTTTATTTCGTCAGAAGTCAAATCGGGCTTGTCCCAAGTCAACCGAATAAATTCCTGCTCAAACAACTCCCTGTCATCTTTCGATGTGTAATTGTTCATAATTCTCACAAATCGCGAGTTATTGAGATTTATTGTTAATTTCTCTACACAAATCCTATGCTGACGATTAATCTTGTCCTCCTCAAAAATGTTACCAGTTGCATCGTTGATTTTCTTCACGACTCGTACTGCCGCCTTCGGAGCCACGTAGCTTGACAGCACAGCGTCTGTGTCTTGAGATGGGTTGTAGTCGGGGTTGATCTCTCGCATGAGCGAGAATACGGCTCTCTGCTCCATTGAGAGAGGTTTGACCTCTTGTTTCGGAAACAGCAGTTCAGCAATAGCTAAAGAAGACAAGCCAGAGTTGGCCTGTTCTACAATAAATTGTTTCTGCTGTTCAGAGAATACGATGTCCTCTTTTTTTTCGCGGCGAGCAGTGCTGAACTTCATGCCAGACTCTATCAGATATCTTCTGATTTCTCGCCCTTCTTTTGAGCGACCGTCAAGCTGGGGATTGTCGAATACGCTCTTGACAATTTCATTCAAATCGGGGTTCCGAACGAACGCTTCTTGAACTTTGCTTTGCTGTTCGCTGGTTAAACTCATAAAATGATATCATTTTGACTAATGATGTTTTCGACTTTTTCTTTGAGCATTTTTTTAATATTTTTGATTTGCTTGTATCCCGCTGCGCGGTGCTTTTCAGAAGTTTTGTAGCCCATGTATTTAGCGACCTCTTCTTCCGAACAGTCTTCAAAAAATAACATAATATAAACTCGATAATGCTCAGCAGAAAGCTGCTGTTCGAGAATGACGTTCAACTTTTCTATAGATTTATCAAAATCAATATTTGAATCAACAAACGAATGAAGCTCTTGTGTATGGCTTTCTATTGATAGTGGCATTTTTATGCCGTAGCCTTGGCGCTTAGACTTGCTCCACTTAGCATAAAGAGCACACGAAGAATTTTGAACGCCAGACTTGGTTAAACTGCATAGCGTGTCGCCAAGATTGTGCGGGCAAGACATGCAAGGCTTGACGTAGTTAGTATAATTGTTGCGGATTACATTTTTAATTTGATGGGAAGCTACTCTAGAAACCCAAGGCTCCAAGGGTCTTGATTGATCCCACATGTGCCATTTTTTAAAAATATGAGTTTTAACAATTTGCGCTACGTCTTGAAAGTCAAACCAGTTGATTGCGTCAAGCCGCCACTTGTTCTGATATTTTGAAACAATAGTGTCAATAATATGATAGCACTCTTCATATGTTTTTTGTTTAGGCTCTTCCACTTATCTTTTGTTTTGTTTGAAGTCTTCGATAGACATGGAGCTTGATCTTCTTTTGGGCGATGAAGTCCTAGACGATACGGAAGACGTTCCGTCGATAATAGAGCCGAGATCGAAAGTGTTATATTCTGCGCTTGTTTCTATATCTACTTGGATTTTTCTGATGTTGGGGACGCTAGTAGAGTTCGAAAAAGAGTCGTCGCCTTCGAAATCTTCTTCGTCAAAGTCTTCTGCGTCTTCTTTGGCAGAGACTTTGTTGATCGTTTTCGGCTTAGACGCTCCGAAAGATAAACCGCAGC